GCCTCTGCCCACTTCTCCGGGTATGCCGCAGCCCACTCGGATTCTGTCATCACCTTAACCGGCGCAGGCAGTTCAGCCTTCGCGAGACGACTCGCAACGCCCTTGCCCACGTACTTCGCGATCTCCTCTTCGCTCGCCGCTGGGAACTCGCGGCGCCGGCCGTTGTTCAGGTCGGCCCGCAGCGTCTTCCCATCCCACGATAGATCTTTGACTTCCTGCCGGAGGTCGTAATGCGCTTGCGTCTGCTCGCCCGTCACCCAGGCCAAGTACTGCGCGCCTCGATTCGCGGCTTCTCGCAGGCCCCACTTCAGGAGGAACTCGGACCAGGACTTTTTGAACGGCGCGTCGGGGAGTTTGCCGCCCTTATTCTCTAGTATTTTCTGAAACTCAGCGACCCGCTGTTCGTACTCAGCCTTGAGCTTCTTGTGCAGCTCGTCAGTAGCCTTGAAGCTCTCCGCGGGCGCGTTAGCCTCGAATAACTCCTTAACCTTCGCCTCCACTTCCTTGAGTTTCGCTCCCGCCTCATTAACCGCAGCGCCAGCAAGGTTTTTCTTCTCCAGCCACGCCTTCGCAGCTGGCTCCGAAAGCTGGTAACCCTTCTCCCGGCCTTCGCGGTGTAGGTCGCTCTGCGTCTCTTCGATCAGGAACACTTTTTCACCGGCCGGCGTCTTGTACTCCTTCGTGCGGGCATGGAATACGTAATCCTCATTCCCGCTGAAGTGGCCGCTGTCCGCCAGCCCTCGGCCAGGCACTTCAAAAACTACCTCCTGGTAATTCTCACCCGCATTCGTGCCGCGGTCGCCGCCAAGCGTCCACTGTTCGTATCGGGGCTCGGTGTTAATCTCGTCGTCGCGGCGCTCGGTCTCGGACATGGTGTCGTACGCGTGTTGCTGGGCAGCGTCAACGGCACGATCAAAACGCGAAATCTCCGAATCAATTTCGTCGCCGTTCGGGTCAAAGACCGAATATCCGGCATCCCTGTTCCCGCGGATCGTGTAGCCGTGTTCCCGGTCGTTCCATTCGTACGACTGACTTTCCGAGAGACTGCGGTCCACAGCCCTTTCAAGCGCGTCCTCGTCGACATTCCCCTCGTCGTCCGTGTAATCTCCCTTCAAGTTGTCCCGTTCAGCCTTAATTTCCTGCTGAGTCGGCTCAATCGGCGTCCCGTCACGCTCGCGGAACCGTACGGGCTCGGGCTCCGACGTGTACTCTTCCCCTTCCACCTTCTCCGCGCCTTCGTTGGCGTAAACCTTCGTCTTATTGACCTGCGCCCAGGACTTGATCTCGTCGAGCGTGGCCTTCGGGTTCTCGTTCAGCCACTCCTCGAACGTCGTACCATCTGGCGCCTTCGTATCCCGCATCTCCTCGGCCTTGACCGGCTTCGCGAGCAGCTTGCCCGACTCCTTCACGCCCTGGCGCAGCATCGCGCGGATCTGGGCGGGTGACGACTTGGGCGGGATCGCCTTTAGCGTCTCTTCGAGTTGAGAATAGAATCCGAGGTTGTTGACCGAGGGCGCGTACATCAAGCGCCGGTTATCAACAGGCTCGCCGGGAGCTTTAAGAGGTTCCGCGACTTTCGAGAACAGGCCGCCTTGCTTTGCTTCCCACTCCTGCAACGCAGTCAGCGTCACGACAGCGCCGCGGGCTCGGTCCGGATCCATGCCGGGGGCCAGCGTATTCAAATCATTCTCTGAAACAACGGCGCCTTTATGGTCGACCAGATCGCCCGTCGCCCGGTCATAGCGCAGGATCTGCAGTGCGGGGGCTTCCTCGAATACTTTCCGCGCGTCTTCGATGTTCGTTGAATACTTCGACGTCAGCGGGTCTTCGCCCGGTGCAAACTCCATTTCAGGTGAGACCTTCGATCGGCCTTCAACCATCAGCCCGCCGCTGCTCAAGTGCTCGGCGGCCCCCGTATCAGAAAGCTGCCCGCCCAGCTCGTCACGAAATTCAGTTTCGGGAAATACCTTAGCGCGGGCCTTGGCAGCCGCAGAAGAAACCAGATCGCCGCGGAGCTCGCCTATACCGGCATCCTGAAGAGCTTTTCCCAACTCACGATAAAGAATCTCACTTATACCCTGGCCTCGAAATGGCTTCTCGACGAAAACAGACGCCACATACGCGCCATTCCCAGAGTCGTCGGGACGAGTCCTGATTTCCGCAACGCGACTGCCGTTCTTGATAACCGAGATCCCAGGCGATCCCTTGTCGTCGGTCCGATTCAACTCGAAGCCTTCTTCTGCGAGCTTTTGTCCCGCCGCAGTCGCAGGGCTGAAGTTGCGCTGCTGCTTGTTCCAGTCGAGCGGCAAAGACCCCGGCACGCTTTCAGGATTCGCCATCCGGTCAAGCCGGACAGAGCGTATGATCCCGTTTTTGTCTCTGCCTTCCGCGGCAGCTCTTAGCGGATTCGCATCCTTGAACTTCCCGACGCGGCCCGCGACAAACAGGTTCAGTGCGTCTCGAGCCCTCGGGTCAAGTCCGGTAGTGCCGGGCAGCCCCTGCGCGTGGTTCTGAAGATACTTGTGCAGGTCGGCCCGGAACGCGTCGGCGTCGCCGCCCCACAGCTGATCGAGCTTCCCTTCCTGCTGCCAGCGTCCCAGCTTCTGATCAAGCGCTGTCTTGCTGACGCCGCGTACGAGAACGTTACCTGCATCTGAGATGTGGAAATCGTACGGCGCAATCTCAACCTGGGACACGGACCAGTTGCCGAGTTTTTGCCGGACCGACTTTGCCCAAGCGCCGGCTTTGCTCGAGCCGACGGCCTGGTACCAAGTCCGAAGGACTCCGCCTTTTTTATCGTCGATCAGCGCCTCGACCTGCTTCGCGATTCTCTTCGCCTCGTCGTTAAACTGCGGCATTGTGCCGATCTGATTGCTGATCTTCGTTCCTCGAACTTCGACTGAGCCGTCAGGGCCTACGCGGGGAGCAACTTCAGGCGTCGTGTCGCCCTTCGGCTTCACGGGCTGTTCGGCGATCGGCGCGACGGCCTTCTGCCGTTCCTTCTCGATCTTTTTGACTTCGGCCGGAGGCCGCGGGACAACTTGGCTGCCCTCGATTTTGACGGCGTCGGAGGTCGGGGGCACCGATGGGTGTTTGCCCAGCATGTCGACAGGCACCGGAATTCCAGCAGGCGCCCCTTCCTTCGTCTCTTTCGCCTCGATCGGCTTGACGCCTTCGCGGTGAGCTTCTCGCAAGTGCGTCTGAAGCATCTTGGCGATGTCCGGCCCGTAGATCCGAGTGTCAGAGAACAAGGCCCCAGGCGGCAGCATACTCGCCAGATCCGAGCGGGCCTGGACACCGAGCGTGTCTAACACACGACGAACGAGGGACGGCTGCAACGTGTCTTTGTACAGGTCCGGGTTGATCGTCTTGCGCGCCGCGTCGGCGATGATCTCGGAGTAAATCCACCCATCTCCCCCTTGGGCCTGCGTCAGCGCGGCGATCTTGTTCTGAACGAGCTGCTCGCGCGCTGCGGGATCAAGCGGAGGCGGTGTCTTCGAAGCCTGAAAATCGTTGTCGACGAGCTTGCTCGCGTATTCGTGCGCAGCCTTCTGGATCCCGCCTGGCCCCAGGGTCGAGTCGAGCATAAGCCGAGTTTCGCCGTCAGCCTTCCGAGACGCGATTAGCGCGTGGCCGAGCTCGTGGCCGGTCGCCGTGCCCAGCCTGTCGAGGTTCAGTGCGACCTCGTGGGTCTTGGGGTTATAGAACGCGGCGGCATTCGGCTGGTCGGGGGCCGCGGCAGCGAAGCTGTTCGCATCGTGCAAAGTCACCTTCAGCGACGGGTCGACACCCGCGGTGTACGCCGCCAGCGTATCGGCCGCGTGCTGGGGGAGCCGATCCAGCAAATCCGGCCGAGTGCCTGAATCCTCCAGCCGCGAAAACAGCGAAGACAGGTCGTTCGCCTGTTTCTGCGCGAGGGCGTGTGCCCGGCCGGCAGGTAGGGCGTAGCGCGCGCCGGCCCGCCCACCGGCTCCTAGGGCAATCCCCCCGCCGACGGCGTGCCCGCGCTCTTCACCGGTCTCACCGCTTACGGCTCCGAGGGCTGTGCCAAGGGCCGCGCCATGAGCCCCACCTTTCGCAAGCTCAGAGCCGGCCTCCAGGGCCGCGCTCGTTACGCCCCGGGCGTCCAGGACGCGGGCCGTATTGCGAACCCATGCCGGGGCGGCAGCGTCTTTAGCGAGCTGCTGGAGCCGAGAGCCGGCCTGCGTCGCGCCGGGCAGCTCGGCCAGACGCCGCGTGAATTCGGCAACCTTTGCCGTAGCGCCAGCCGCGCGCTGGACGGCGTATGCTGGGACAGTGACGGTCGAGGCCGCCAGGGCTGCAGTCGGCCGCAACTCTTCAGGGACGCGCCGCAGCATTTCCCCGGGGATTGCCGCCTTCTCGGCGACGGTGCCAGCGAGCTTCTCGACGGCCCCAGCCGTCTTCGGGATGACTTTCGACGCGGCTTCTCCGGCCTTGCCGGCAGCCTCGAGCACTCTCGCGCCGCCCGGCAGCTTGGCCAGTGCGCCCCGGAGGAGGCCTTTTCCGAGTGCTCCCTCGCCGCCGATCAATAGCGTAGGATCGAGAACGACGCTGGAAGCCTCCGCTCCCGCGGGGTTCGGCCCAACGAGGGGCTTCAGATAATCGGGGATTGCTCCGAGTCCGGGGGTAAGCGTGCCTTGTTTGTCCCAGCCCTCGGCGCGGCGTTTGGCCCAGTCGGCGTTGCTGTTGAGGCGTTCCTGAAGGTGCCGAGTCTGTTCTTCTTCAGACGCGCCCAGGTCGCGGTAAAGGTCAATCCCCTTCCGGCCGGCTCGACGGATTAAATCAGCCAGATCGTACGTACCGCGGGCAAAGCCCTCCGCGCCGGTTGTGATCTGCTTTATCGGGCTGGTGTGGAGATACGGATCCGTCCAGGCCTTCGCAGAATTCTTCAGAACACCGCCCGCCGTGCCTTTCAGGCCCTCCCAGACGTCGCCGGGACCGAAACCGGTCAACTTACCGAACCAGCCTTTTTGTTGCTCCGAATCGCGGACAACTTTCGCTTCTTCCTCGCTGACGTGCTGACCAGATGCGACTTTGCCAGTCACATACGAGGGCGTAACAGGCTCCTCGCCTAAAACGTCAAACCCAGAAGACGAAGCGGCCGGCTTGGGTGCCGGCTGCTCGTCCAAGACTTCGAAATCCGACGGCATAGGAATTTAACGAACGAACGGAAGATTGACCTGAGGGAACGTGAACGGAACGGGAATCTGCGGGCTGTTCGGATTGAAGATCGGCCCCGTCTGCGGAGCAGACAACAACGGGATCGGAGACGGGCCTTGTACAGGCGCCGGGGCTGCATTGCCTTTCCAGCGCACAGTGAGAATCCGGCCCTTGCCATTATCGAACTTCACGACCGAGCCAGGCGGAGGATTCGCGGCCCGCAGAGCGGCTTCTGATTGGAAGAACGCCGGCTCAGGAGCACCTGGGGCAGCGCCTGGGACGGCCGGAGCGGATACCAGCGGAAGTGTGCCTATGGCCTGGAGCGCCTGCTGTGCGTTGGCAGGAGCAGTCGCGCTGCCCGGACCCGCCACCTGCAGCATGTTCTTTTCGGCAAGCTGCCGTAGTGCAGACTTCTGCTTGATGACCTCGGCACTGTCGCCGGCTTGCGGGAAGTACTGACGATCCGCGTCGGAGTATTCAGTCTTGCTGATCGCGGCTCCAGACTCCTTGCGCAACATCGCCGCCATCCAGTTTTGCTTTGCGGCTTCGCGTGAGGGCAGGTTTTTATCGACCATGCCCCACAGGGCTTTCGGGAGGATCGATTTCGCTGCTGCAGTAGTGAGATGCGTGTCCTTTTCACCCGGCGCGGCTTCAAAAATCGCGTTGTTGAAAGCCATACGAGATGCGAACTGCTGCGCGTTGGCTTGCTGCTCCGTCGGCACGGACCCAGGCGCGGGAAGCGGCAGAAAATGTTTTCCGCCCACCCACAATCCGACCGGCTTCCCAGTCGCCGGATCGATAACTTGACGATCGGACAGTTCTTCCGGTGCCGTGTACTGCGCGACCACTTTTCCACCTTCAGACGTAACATTCTTGGCCAGCAGCCCAGCTTTGCCAGTGTTCGCGCCTACGATCATGTTCCAGCGCGGCGCAATGTCCGCATCGCTGAGGTCGGGAAACGTGTTCCGCGCCGCAGATGTGATGAAAGCTTTTCCTTCCTTCGTCAGGTTCTCGAACGGCGTCGATTTCAGCGAGTCGAGAGTGTCCGTCGCAGTCTTCGCTAGTCCGGTGTTGATGTCGTCGGTAACACCTTGCGGAAGGAACGGAATGTTAGGCAGCTGTCCGGCCGGGGCCTGGCCGACCTGCTCGAGTGCCTGGCTACGGGCCGCATTCCGCGCCGCTTCATCTGCCGCCGTCTTGAGGGATTGAATGTGGAGCGGCTGCGCCTCCGCCTCACGCGCATTCGCGGCTTCGGCACGAGTATTCGCCTGCTGCTGAAGATCCATCTGCTGCTCGCGCTGTTGCTTACCAGGACCCCACAGATCGCTGTAAACATTCCACAGCAACCCGAGGTTGTTGCTATTACTCCGCTGTGCAGGAAAGAAAGGCATAGGTTACAGGTTCCCGAAAGCCTGCATGGCGCGTTCTGCGCCGCTCAGATTCTCGACAACGTCAGGCTTGTTGAGCTGTGATCCGCCTGCGAGGGCCTGAATCAGCTGGGCCTCTTGCGCCAGCGGTGAGTAAGGCGCGTTCTCGGCCTCTTGAAGAAGCCCGATCGGCGCGGCCGTGGCGGCCTGGAGCATGCCGGGGCTTCCTTGCTGAATGGCGCGCTCGTTCGCGTAATTGGATGCCCGGGCGCCGGCCTCGGTCTGGTTGGCCTTCGCCGTCGCAGCCGCTGCGTTTGCCTGCTCGGCCTGCTGGTTCGCCGTACCGAATCCCACCCCGTTCCGGGCGAAGCCGCTCCGGATGTTGGCCGCGTTGTCTGCAGCCTCGTTTTGGGCTGCAGCCCGCATCGCATCGATCCCGGCATTAAATTGCGGAGAGCCGGAGAGGTATTTACCTGCGAGCTGATCGGACGCGAGCGTCGATGCAGCGTTCCAGCCTGGGTTTGCGGCCCCCGACCGCGCGGCGGCGGCCACGTCAGCGGCCCCCTCCTGTGCCTGCGGCCGATACGAGGAGAGTAGATTGAAGATGTCCGAGCGCATCGGGATCGCGCCCGTCCAGCCGGGAGTCGGCTTGCCGCCCTTTCCAAACTGGGAGGCCGCGCCCAACGGATCGTACACCTTGGGCTGGTATTTCTTGTAACTGGTCGAGCCGTAGGACATAGGACCTTATAGGTTGCGCAAAAGGCCTCCAGTAGGCTGATGCGGCGGGGGAGTAGACGACGGTGGGGGAGGCTGCGCGGGCCGGCCCGGCTGCAATGGGACTTGGCCCGGCTGTTCGGGCTGCTGCTGATCGGGCGTACCAAGCGGGTTCAAATAGTTCATCAGCAGAGACGAACCGATCCCGCGCAATGCGCCGTTAGACTGGTTTGGGTGTTGGTAGAACATGATCTTCTAAATCGTAATCGAACTCTTGAAGCTGCTGCATGACTTCTCGAGCTCCCTCGAGCCCGTGACAGTGCACAGCAACGAACCAGAAAATTTGTCGGTAAAGCGACTTTATGACCTCGGCCGCAACGCGGTCGTGTCCAGTGCGGGCTTTCCACTCCTCGCCGGCCTCCCACGACAGGAACGACAGCTGCAAGAGCGCGAAGAGCGCGTCTCTGTGCAGGAGCCAGAACCGGTTCCCCGCGAAAACGACGGCCATTTCCAACAAGGCCCGGATAAAAAACTCAGGGCGGATCGGCTGGTCCTGGTCCCAGGCGTCGTCAAGCTCATGCAGCCATTTGAAGAAGACCCAAGCGAACTCGCCTGCGTCCTGATTGCCATTTGCGATCAGCTCTATCTTGTCGGGAGTCATTCGCGCGCAAAGCCCCATGTGGCCGAAATCTCCCGAGCGTGATCCCAACCTCCGACAATCCGAGCCACGCCGAGGAGCACGACGAAGTACTCTGTTGCAAGAAAGCGCTTCAAGGCCGGGTCTGCTGTCTCCTCACTCTCCAGATAGGCGATCGTCGCCACCTCGATCAGAGGCAGCAAATAGGCCTTGTGAGTCTGAAAGAAGCCTGACAGGCCCAGAACCGCAGCGAAAGCCAGACAGGCGTTCGAAAACTGCGGCATTGTCCACCGCTCTTTTACCTGCTTGTCGATGACGTCGTCTGCAAGGTGAGCGAAGGCGAAAAACCCCCGGCAGAAGTCCAGGGCAGAGGCCTCGCCTCGCGTTACATCAGCCAATAAGGCCTCGACGTCAATCTGCGGATGGGCTCCCATAAATATACCACTTTTGAGGGGTTTCTGCTACCTGAAACGGCTTGACTCGGACAACCGATCTGCCGATACAGAAGCAGTATGAAGAGGCTGCTTCTCCTCGGATTAGCTGCCGCCGCGTGCGGCGGATGCGCAAGTACTGATAAAATCGTCTACGAAAAGCGACCCCCGAATACTGCCACTCCAATTACCTGTTATACGGAGGGGTACGGCCTAGACCGCCCGTACCGAAAAATCGCGGAGCTTTCATACGCCGGGCAAAGACAAGACGAACTATGCGCAAAGAAACGCTTCACACAGCAGGCGTTTGAGCTGGGCGGAGAGGGCTTCATATTCCGCACCATCTACGCCGGGGCCAAAGGCGGCGGAGGGGTCGTCGGGGCGAACGGGGGCTGGGTAAATGGAATCTCGCAGAAGTGGTTGTTCAAGGCGGAGGTATTTGTCTACACCGCCGAGACTAACTCGGTTGCGCAGCAGGCGAGCCCCTGACTCCGAATGTAGGTTTGTGCGCGTTCCAACAAACCCGGCTCTCGCTCGCCGTGTCCGACTAAGACATTACAACGCGTACAAAGTAACTTTCGGGCCTTCCCGGTTTTGTGGCAGTGGTCAACTGCCAAGTGTCGCGTCTTCCCGCAGTGCTTATACGTCTCGGGCTGCCGACATAGGAAGCAAATCCCGCCTTGAGCAGTAAGCATTCGCGCATACTCGTCGGGCGAGATCCCGAACTTCCGAAGAAGGTGGTTATGCCGTTCCTGCACCTTTTTGCGCGCTTTGACCTCCGGCCGGGCGTAGTATGCCCTGCGGTACTCCACTAGTCTTTGGCGGTTCTGCTGCCCATACTCTTTCAAGTACTCTTTTTTCTCCTCAGCGGATTTCAACACCGTCAGACAACAGCAAACTCCGTGCCACGCCGTTCCACGCAGAAAATACTTGAGTTCCGGCCCGAGCCAGCCGATATTAAAGGTGAGCGGATGACCTAACCGTCCGTTCACGGGCTGATGAAAAACACTCCTACAGAGTAGGCTTTTGACGGCCCGTTAGCCCGCTGCGCTAACAGCGGGCTTTTTATTTTCTGCGGAAGGGAGGGTGTTAGGTTAACCCGAAGCGATCTGAAAAATTGCTGCTCCATTAGCGTGGGGCCGTGGGTTCGATTCCCACCCCTTCCACTCTTCACACAGGCTCTGGCTCCCACCAAAACGCCTGGTTAGGGACGCTGCGGATCGTAGCCTGTCGGATAAACGCAACCTCCTCTTCGGTCAGCGTTGCCGCCTTCTCAACATCTTCGGTTCGTTCGGGCATCAGAACCAGGCGAGTGCAGAAATAGCGGCCGGAGGCGTCTTTGAGGCGGTATTTGGTGCTCATTGCGGGGCTACAATACCCAAGCGCTTAGGTATTGTCAACTGGACTTTCGACCCCGCGGGTAGGATAGAATGAAGGCGAATGAAATGCCCGCACTGTGGGAAAGAGATCAACACGGCCGAAGAACTAGGGCGCCTCGGAGGGCGCGTGACCAGCCCGAAAAAAGCCGCGGCGGCACGCCTAAACGCGAAAAAGGGAGGCTGGCCGAAAGGAAAGAAGCGGAAGCCTCAGTAAAGCTTCCGCACACCATAAGCCGCAAGCTCGAGGCTGTGGCTGTGGTTCCAGTAGAAATTCAGCGTGTCCAGGGCTCCGGTTGATTCGTCGAAGCTGAAAGAGTTCGTGTTGTTCGCGCTCCCAGTATGCCGGACCCAGGCGTCGGCTGTGCCAACATCACCAGAAGCGTGCATGATCTCCCAGAAGCTGTACTTGCCCGGGTAGAATTGCACCACAGTCGCCGTCGTGCTGCTGTGGCCAAAGGAGTAGGTGATCGAGGTCCCCGCAGTCGCGAATACCGGCCGGGAGACATCCAGCAACCAGTAGGTCAGCGCCCCCTCAGTAGCGGCGTAGCTCTGACCAGCCGTAGACGCGCCGGATCCTCGATCTGTATTTGTCGTGCTTCGTCGAGTAACCCAGCGCAAAGCCGGGTTGACGGCGAAATAATCGAACCTGGTCCCTGAAGTGTAAGTCCAGTCATTAGCCGATCCGCTCGCCTTCATCCCAAAGAAGTTGTCCGTCGTCCCTGCTGAAAAGTGGTTTGTTGAGCCCGAGCAGACGCCAAAGGCGAGGTCGCCCGAGAAAGTCGCATTGTGGTTGACGCGGAGGAGCAGCCCGATCATGAGGCGCTGCCATTTTCCAGCCCAGGGCATCTTGCGGAGGAGATACCCCGTCTTCAACTCGAGCCGCTTCTGAGTATTGCCCGAGCCGGCCGTTCGCGAGACGATAGTAGCGCCGGAAGCGCTGCCATTGTTAGACCAGCCAAAGCCTTGATCCAGCGTCGAAATAGCCCCGGCGCTATAATCCTCCACCGAATCCCAGGCAATGTGATCATCGACACGGAGCTCGGAGGCGGCGGGCGCGCCATTTGTACCGTTCGTGCCATTAGTGCCATTCGTACCGTTTGTCCCGTCGCGGCCGGGTCGGCCCCCCGACGGCGCCGGCAGCGAGGCAACTGTCTCCCGCAGAGATGCGACGTCTTCCTCCAGGCTGTTGACGCTCGAGATCAGGTTCCCGTGGCTGTCGACCAGGCCTTTGAATGCGCTCTCGGTTTCACGCGTGAAGCGGAGCAGGACGTTATTCCGCTCCGACTCCGTGCGCGCCGACCGGAGGGGTGCTGGAAGAATGATCCTTGGAGCTTCGATGGGCATCTCAGTACGTCGACCCTGCACGGGTGATGATTTCGAACCCGGAGATCCGCCACTTCACATCTGGGTCCGTCGAGTAGACCTTAAGCCGAATGAACCGCCCGGCGCCGCCAGGGTTCACATTGACCGGCTGAGTTGTCGTGCTGGAGATGTCGATTGCCTCTGCAAGAGTGTATGTGACAGGCGACAACGAGTCTGAGCGCATGCCGATCTGAACGAACACTGTCCGCGGAACGCTGTCCGTGATTGGGTCAAAGATGATCCGGATACAGTCGACGTACTTCCACAGCTCCGAGTCTCCGAGGTCAAAATCACAGGTCTCTGCGATGCAGTCGTACCCGTCACCATCCCGATTCCAGACTTCGCCGTGGACCGCAACATTGCCGTTCTCTTGCGCGATCAGCGTTAGCAACTGCTCGCCGGACGCGGTCAGGCTGGCCCAGGTGATGTCATCGCCTAGATCGCTCCAACTTCCCACCATAGAGGCCCAGTCCGGGTCTGTCGACCAGTCCGCTTGTCCGGCCGTCGTGAGTGCCAGCGAAGCCGTCTCGTAGTCGTCGATCGTCGCGCTGTCTTCGAGGTAGTTGTAGACTAGAACTCTCTGCCCGCCGCCGATGCTGGGATATGCAAGCCACAGCTCGTTGCGAAGCTCGTTGTGGAATGCGAAGGCTTCGCCGAGTCGGGCACGATCCAGCTCGGAATAGAGCTGCCGAGTGTACTGCTGGCAAATCGGTTCGGCGTTCTGCCCACCCGAGTATATGTACAGCTCTTTGCGGCCAAGGAAAGCGATCCTGGAATCACCAAGCTTCGCCCAGGCGTTACGTGCGAGCAGTCCGTCGCTGCGCAGCTCGGTGCGCTTGAAGAAGGTTCCTTGCTGCCGGCCGACGTACTGAACCGACGAGACCGATCGGGACTTGAGCGCGACTGCGTACTCACCGACCGGCACAACTTCCAGGATGTCGCCGTTATCGTCGGCGCCGATCAACTGAGCCTCTCCGGCCTCATTCGCCTGGAGGGGGGCCAGGACCGCTCCCGCGCTGACTGTGCCGCCCGACTGGGCACCGGTTAAATTCTGAAGAGTCAGCGTCAGGCCGTACTTCTCAGAGATCGTCGTGGAGGCGGAAATCGTGACATTGCTCCCGGCGTTAGTAAGGGAAACCCATGGCTGTCGAACAACGACCGCGCCATCGACGATTGTCGCCGCATCGCCAAGCGGACTGGAGCCCGTGCCGGTGCCGACCTGATTCAGGTTCAATTTGACCTGACCGGTCGTGGCGTCCGTCGAAATGGCGGTAATCTGATAGACGTCTCGGCCCGGGATCGTGTTCGGGCCGATAGAAATGTAGTCGTTTATGGCGAGGTCCGTAGCCTGTGACGTAAGGATCAGTCCCGTGACAGTCCGCGGAGAACCCGCCACGACAGTAGCGTCGGCGGACACGATCCAGGAATTCGTAGATTCCTCTGCCGCGCCGGCCACTGTCAAAACGTTCGTGCTCGCACCTGCTACGACGAGAGTCCCGACAGCCCACTCCACCGCTTCCTTGATAAAGATCGTCGTCGTTGCGGAGCCGGTCGCAGTTTGTGAACTCGCGACGCTGATCGCGCTCAGCTGCAAGAATGGTGAGATTGACGCGACGAGATAATAGCTGACTGACGAAACACTGTGCTCGATACGAACATACATCCCCACGACCCAGCCGGTCGGAGCCTCGTCCACATAGAACACCGAGGTCGTTGCGCCCAGGGCCGGCTGCGTGAACCCACCCGTCGCTACGCCGACGCTATTTGTTGAAACCGTCTCCGCGACTGGGATGTAATTAGTCGCATCATTGAGATCACTCCACTTCAACGTGACATCTCGCCAAAATAGCACATGCCCGGCAAACGCGGTTACGCCCGCGTAATCCTCACCTGTCGGAAGGCCTGGCAGGGCACTCGTCGTGCTGCCCGTCAGGTACTGCTGCGGCGCGATGCCGTCGGCCGCGAAAACGACGCGATTGTAGAAGTCGCAAACGTGCCACCGTAGCTCGGCGGTCGTAGCCGACGGAGCCGAATACAGATCGGTCAACGCGACACTGAAAGTCCGGGGACTGGAACTGTAGCTTCGAGTTGCAAGATACAGATGGTTCGGGTTGCAAAGGAACAGCGGGTTGTCGGGGCTCTGCAGGTAGTCGGCTTGGTGGATCGTGTAGATTGGGCCGCCAAGGAAAGGATAGTCCAGTCCCGCGCCGGAGGCGTACAGGAGATCAATGTTTCCGGTCGACAGCGCGGACGAGAACACGCTGACTGAGTCGAGCCAAAAGCCGCCGCTCCCGCTGCTGCCGGAGGCACCGCCAGCGACGGGCCGGCCGGGAAACGTCGACGTACCGGTGAAGGAACCAGTTACAGCGGCCACAGCATTGATCCGGATACTGATCTGCGAGCCGCTCTGAATCTTCGCCGCGAAAAAGTAGTTCGTGGATGGGGTTAGAGTAGCCGACTCGACTCGCGTCGAGCCCGCGATCGTGTTATAGGCGTAGAACGCCAGTTTCTGATTTTCGATCGCGAGGTCGAAAGTCCCGCTGACGCCGAAGACGTGAAGGACGCCAGTCCCGCCCATGAAGTTCAGCCAGCCGGTGATTGTGCAGTCGCTGCCGTTGGAGAGAGCAAATGCGCTGGCTGTGCGCAATGCGCTATCAGTCGCCACGAGATCGGCGAAGTTGGCGGCGTTTCCGAATTTGCCGGCTGTCGAGCTGGTCGGGAAGGCGCCGAAGTCGGATAGGTCATTGCTGCCGTGAGAGTCGATCCGGTCTTCACTTGCCTCGTCCAGCTTCCAGTGATGCAGCAGCGTCGTGAACAACCCGCCCGTGAACTGGATCCGCTCAAAGCCAGGCGCAGCTGCCGCGACGCCGTCCTCGAATCGGACGTTCTGCGCCACTACACATGTCCGGTTCAGGTCGTTCGGCTTGAACTTATCAGCCAACTCGGACGGCAAACGAGTTACGAGACCCCGAGACGGGGCCTTGACTCGGACCATCAGTGGGCGTTTGCGGCGCACAAATTACTTCGCGACGTAGGCCTTAGCAGCCCATTTTGTGCGGGTGATTGCGGTTCGGGCCTGGGTGGATTTGTGGTAGAGGAACAAGGAAAGGCCGTTAATGAATGACAGCCCGACGTTTGTCGCATCAGCCCAGGCAGAAGGACCACAGAAAGCAGTTTCGTGCGGGCCGTAGATCGACACTTCGTCGTTCTGCGAATAGCCCGCGTCGCCCCCGGCGTCAGTGCAAACAAACACCCACCGAATACCGCCCGGAACTGCTCCGAGCCCGTGGGCTACACTGATATTGATCGCATCGCTGGCACCGGTCCCGATGGATTGATTCGCGGTCACAGACCACGGCGATCCCCAGGCCGCCGCGCCGCCCGATGTAATCAAAGACTGACCGTTCGTGCCGGGCGTGATTTTGGCGACTGTGACAGCACTCGCCGCGAGCTTGCCCGTCGTGACTGCGAGATCATTGATCTTAGCAGTCGTGACGTTGAGATCGGCGATCTTAGCCGTGGTGACGTTCACGTCCGCGATCTTCGCCGTGGTGACATTGGAGTCCGTGATCTTCGCCGTGGTGACGGAGTTTGTCGCGAGCATCGTCGACGATACTCCGCCCGAAACGGGCGCAGCGACCCCGGACGCGCTGTCGACAGGCGACAGAGTGTACAGCAGCCCCAGCGTGTTGTTCAGGATCGTTTTGAGGTCACGAATCCGCGACGCGCCGAGCTTTGTGCTTTCAGATTCGGCCGGGTTGGTTGCAGTGAAAATCATAAGTTACATTCGTTGAGCTGTGCCCGATAGACGCGCATAAGAATCGTACCCAAAATTCTGTTTGAACTGCTGGAGAAACAGTCCGTTGAATTCCACAGCAGCCGGATCGTTCACAGAAGCAAACGCCAGTTCTTTGGCCTTGTTCAGCAGCATGTGGGGGTGCTCAATCGTGAGCTGATTCGTATCGCCGTCGGCCGCGAGATCGGCAGGAAAGGCGTAGTAACTGACTCGAAGATTTACGTTCGTGCTTAGTGGAGTCAGAAGTGCGATCCGAGGCGGCGAAGTTGTAAAATCCAGACGGACCGTCAAGAAGGGAGCCGTCAACGCTCGGCGCTGTTGTTTCTCCAGCGTCCAGATTTCTACCGGCGTCACAACTTCTGGGATGACAGACGAATCGACCTGAACGATCGGGGATCGGGCCTTGGTGAGCTCCTTGAAATTCGCTGGCAGCGCGACATAGCTCACACCGGCCGGTATCGTTAGGTCGGCGCTGGAGGTCATCCATTTCCAGGATCGCAGCTTGCAGATTTCACGCTGGGCCTCGTTGAGAAATGCGGTGTATTTGCCAGCAACGGTGAGGTCTGTACGGCTGACGCCTATCACCATCAGCGCATTTAATTCGGCGAGGGTCATGGGGGAAAAGAAAACGACCGCGAGCGTGTTAAGACGCCCGCGGCCTCAGATTTTCTGTGAACGCGCGGAGCGCGCGGGCCGGGTTACTTACTTGCGGACAGAGCCAGGGGCGCGACCGTTGGCGCGGGGCTTCACGTCGGCAGCGATCTCGCGGATGTCCTTTGTAGGCGGAAGCCCACCAATCACGGTTAGGTATTCGCTGATAGTCGTCCCGCTCTTGTTCGCGGTTTTCTTGGGTTCGTTTGCCATAGTATTCGATTCTAGTTGCCGTCGCAAAGTTTACCCTTCGCGACCAATTCGTTCAGTTGTGCGGCGAGGGAGGCGTCTTCAGTGACGAACTCCGCCGACAGAAATTTCAGTTTTCGCCCGTCCTTCAGCTCCAGTTCATCCCACCAGCTCTTGTTGTTAACGAAGCGCCAGGATTTACGCGGAGCTTCGGGCGCGGGAGCAGGAGGTTCGGTCGGACGTATTGCGGCAGGCGAAACGGCCTCAACCGCGCTTTTCGCGTCCATTACCTGCTTGGCCATCAGTCAGACTTAGGTGATGCTGGCAAGGTCGTAGATGACCCCGAAAGCGTTCGGGAATTTCATCCGGAGCCCGAGCTTGGCGCGGAACTGTTCCTTGTAGGAATCCACGCCGTTGTTCTGGATGTTGTCTTCCAGGAAGAGCTTCTCGAACACCTTCTGTGTCAGGTGCGGGAGGTCGAGGACGAACATCCAGTCGCGGAGGCCGACGGCTTCACGCAACAGCGGATGCTGAGCCAGGTTCAACTCGCCGAACGGGGTGTTGATGACCTGGATGTGCATGCCAAACACGGTTTCGTTCTGCATGATCCGGTACCCGTTGGTGCCGGTGTTCGCGAAAGTGCTGATCGCCGAGTAAGCCTGCGGGCCGGCGAAGGCCAGCTTGACGTCGGAGCCGTAGGGCAGGACGTTCGACAGCCAGGCGTTGAAGTTCGCCAAGGTGATCGATGCACCGTTCTGGACGTTGCTCGTCAGACCGGCGTCAATGAGGCCCTGGTAAACACCACCGGTGAAGTACTCGAAGCCGGCGTTGCTGGTCGAGGCGGTCTTTTTCTTGGCCCCGAGCAGATAGGAGAACTCGATGTCGCGAGAGATTTTTTCGAGCGCTTGCAGGCGCCGGTCGTTCAGCGGCCCTTCGATGTCGGTGCGGAGGACGCTGCCTTTGAAGGCGTTCGTCAGCTCAACGACAGAGTTGAAGGTCTGAATGTAGTTCGTGAGCGTCGAGGGGTTCTCGTACGCGGCGCGCACAGGGTCGGAACCTTCACCCTTGCCCAGGGTAACGATCGTGAACGTGTCACCAGCGTTGATCGTCGCGGCAGTGCCGGCGAAACCGCGGGTAACGGTGATCGTGTTGGTCGTGTCGGTCGGCGTGGCAGTGACCTTCACATACTCGCGGGACACGTCATTCATCAGGACCATGCCGGCGTGCAACAGGAAGTTGACGGTGCCCGCGGCGCCTGTGGCAGTGTCGGAGAACGTCAGCGCGGTGATCGAAGACGTCGCGGTAGCCTGCGCGTAAACCGTCTTGCGGACGGGATCACGTTCGAACCAGTTGTACTCGAGGTTCTCGGCGCCTTCATTGTCGAGGCGGCTCATGAGACCGAAGAGGGTCGAGCCGACGTTGAAACCGCGGGAATTGCGGACGAAGATTGTTTCCTGAAACTCTCCCACGAGCTCGTTTGTCGCGGCTTCGTTCGTCGAAAGTAAACCTGAGATTGCGGACATATTGTGTTTTTGCTTTGGGGCAGAATCCCCGAATTGCGAAGGTGACCGCCGAGACGCTCCTTGGCGCGGGTCGGACGGTGTCTGACTACGAGTAACCTACCCCGGAAAAGCTGCCGACGCTAGAGCCCGTCACCGGCCGTGGTTTCTTTTATCAAGAAAATCCCCTACCGATCGAACGCCCGTTTGAAGTCCGCCTCACCCACGAGCAAGCTTGCGACGTGCTCACATTTCACGTCGGCATCGAGGTACATCCGGATCCCCAGATCGCGGCACAGCTTGCAGAAGCTGATGTCCTCGCCCGCGCGCTTGCTGAAGAACGTAAACCACTCCTCGGCCTTCAAGTGCTCGGCGATCTTCCGGAAAACGTCCAGGTTCACGAGCAAACACCCGCAACCGACGAGGCCGACTTCAGAAACCCCGGGCGGATAGTCCAAAAAGTTTCCACACCGAGGATCTTCCAGCTTGCCAACGATCGGTTTGAAAGGAGCCACACGTTCGAAGTAAAGCCCCGACACGACCGGCAGATCGTGCTTCAGCAACAGACGAGGGGTGTCCGACGGGACAACCATATCGGCATCGAGAAAAAGTATGTGGCTGGCGCCTGAACGGAGGGCCGACTTCACGAGCTGATTTCGCGCCTCGCCAAGAGCGCCGAAGAAGTTCCCTTCGACTCCGCGGAGGAGGTTCATTGCCGCGGACCGCGCGGCAAGTGCCATCAGGGAGATCGCGGCGTCGCCGTGAACGGCGCCGTACATCGGGAGGCCAAGAAAAATGCTGGGTTTCATACTGCGTGCTGTTTGTACCATTCGTCCTGTCGTCTCCAAAGGCCGCGGCCGAAAGATGGAATTTCAACGATAGTCTTGTGCGCTGCTGTGAGATCGAAACCGAGAGCGGGGCCGACGAGGTCACTGATCGTACCGCAGTTCGCGTGACAGTAACGATCCCGGATCTCGTCCGTGAACGCTTGCCCGCCGATCATGTGGTAGAGCGGGGCTAAGATGTCGTAGAAGACCGGACCGCGGTGCTTGTCAGGAATCAGCGCCGGCATTACAGGGTGCAGCGGAGGCACAAGCCGGTGATGGTGCGGGCCTTTGTACGACGCGGCCAACAGCTTCCGGATAGCAGGGGCGTCGATGTACAAAAGGTGAGTGTGAAGCCGCTCAGCCGTGCGGGCGTTTGAGAACGGACAGCGGAACTCGGGGACAAGACAACCGTGCAGCGGACCCGTCCAGGGAGCCGTCTCCATGTTCTCGTAAAACACGAGGTCAGTGTCGGCGATGACAAACGGCTGAGCTTCGGTAAGGATCAGCTCCTCGATGCGCTCGCCGTATGACTTATCAGGCGCCAGCGTCAGACGCCCCTCGACATGCGCAACCCAGCACAGCAAGTCGGCCATCGCCTCGTTTGTATGGTCGCCGTTAAGCGCTACCTCGACCTTCGCTGTCGGAAATCCTACACGCAGCGTCTTGAAGACGAGCGTAGTCATCGGCCACAGCTCAGGCTTTCGACAATAGGCTGAAATGAAGACCTTCATCCTTTGGTGCTCCCGTCTTCACCCCGCCAGTCGAGGTGTACCGACGTCGGCTCTCCGTCTAACCAGCGCTGAATGCTCAGCAGGGCGCCGCCCGTGTCGCCGATCTCTCCAGAGTGAACGACTCCAGGCAGAAACCGGACAGGTATGCCGCGCCGTTGTGAGCCGCCGTCGGGAAGCACAGGCGTAGAGCCCAACGGGAACAGCTCCTTGCCGCCGACTGTCAGGCTCATATCGCCGCAGAGATACACGACGATCGTGTCAACTCGCGGATGGGCATGTGGTTTTATCTTCGTGCCCGGGTGGAACGCAAGGAGCTGAACCAGGAACGGCGGAGAACGAAACAGCGTGATCGCCGTACCGATCTCGATCTTCTCAATCGCCTGGTGCGGCACGAGCCCCAGATCTCCACGGACGCGCGTCAAGTACCAGTGCCCGAACGCGGCGAGAGGATCCGGCTGGTCGAGGAATGCGGAAACGTCTACCACTTACGCAAGGCCTTGGCGGCGGATGATTGGAAATCAGGTGATACTGCGCCACCCTGAGAAGACGGCGGGTTCGAGGCCAGCGGCTTGACGGCCGGGGGCAGAGGCGCGGCGGGCGCAGGCGGGGCAGCGGCTGCAGGAGCCGGCGCAGCAGGGGCGGCGGCCTTCACAGCATCACGCCAAGTGCCGGTTGCGGCCGGATTGAATCGCTTGTAATTCTGCGACAGGATCAAATCGGTTTGCCGGGCGACTTCCGCGCGTCGCTGAGCGTCCGTCAGCGCAGAAAACTGCTCGGGGTACCGGTCGATCAGCTGTTCCGCGACCTGGACGGCCAGATCGACATGCGGAGCGAAGTCCGGATACTCCTTCACGAACTCCTGCGTTGCTGCGTAGCGCTGGATCTGCTCGTAATGTCCGACCAGCGGCACGACCTGATTCTGCAACTGTTCCAGGTGCGGCCCGATCAAGGCCGAAATATCCTTTCGGGCAGCCAAGAGGGCCGTAGCGATGTCGCGCGAGCGAATCGCCGCAAGCGCCTTCACCGCGTCCTTGCCTCCAGCCAGGATGGTATCGAGTTCCGCTTCGGTGACAGGGATCTGAAACTGGCTGGCCGCTTCAGAGATCCACTTGTCTTCGGCGGCTTTGATTTCTTCCGGTGTTTTCGGCTTCGGAGCCTCGGCGGCCGGGGCAGCTGGCGCCGCGGGAGTCGGGGCCTGCGGCATTGTGGACAAGGCGGCCTTTTCCAATTCAGCTATTCGGGCCGCGATCTCCTCGGGGGAGTACTCTTTGTCCCCGATCTTCACCTTTGCGGGAGACGTAGCCGCGGGGGTGGTCTCAGGTGCGGCCGGAGCCGGCGCCGCAGGAGCCGTGACTTCCGGGGCCGCGGGTGCAGCCGGCTGGGCAGCAGCTACGGGCGCGGGGGTGATCGGATCAACGCTTGGGGCAGGTTCGCTGCCTGGCGCGTTATGGTATGACTGAGTGGACTTGAGGTTCTTCCGGGCACTTTCGACAATCTTCGCGACAGCCTTTGAGGGATCCTCTGCCAGACCGAGCGCTTTGCGCGCGTTCATCGGTGTTGCCTTTTGGCGAGGGCCTGAAGTGAACTGGCCCTGGTCATTCCGTGGCGCGGCGGGAGTGGCGGGCTTGGCCGCAGGGGCTGGCGCGGGTGTTGCGGGCTTCGGCGCCTGAGCTGCCGGTTTGGCGGCGGGGGCCGGACTAGGAGTTGCGGGCTTGGGGGCGGTCGGTGTGGTTGGTAGGGCCATAATCAGCGTTTATCTTTACGGGCAAGAAACCCGATCAGTTGTCTTCGAACGAGAATTTCGGCTTGAAGCCTGGGCAAATCTTCGGCGGCGCAATGTTCCAATTTGTCCCGGTCGGCCTCGATGTCGTGAACGAGCCGGTTGTTAAGGACAGCCCGGAATGGAGAATCGGGAAGCGTGCCCATCACGCGCCGTTCGGATTCGGGATCAACTGGAATTAGATCTGGTGCCACGGCGTCAGACAAGAGCAAACGTCGTGCCAGAGCGTCAATAGGCGTTTTGCGGGCGGACTTGGACCGGCGACGCGGACGGGAGCTCCGTCATTGTCGGGATCGGCGGACGGCCGGGGCCTTGGTTGGCCGGGGGCGTCCCAATGAGGTCAGGCAGAGCCCCAGAAGGCGGGGCAGACTCCTGGGGCGGCGGAGGCGCGCCCTCAGGGCCGGCAGGCGGGGCGGTAGCAGCCGCTTCGTCGGCAGCGGAGTCCTGGGTAAATTGGAAGTTCTCGATCTGCAACCCGGCCGCTTTAGCGCCGGCCAGGATAAGCGCTCGAGCGTCGATATTCCCCGGGGCGGGCTGGAAGTACTGCGGCACGACCGGGACCAATTCAAGAAGCCGCGAAATCGCCGCGACCTTCCGAGAATCGGTGCCGGGAAGGCTGCCGTCGTGCGCGACAAAGTCAAACTGGCCCTGAATCGTGTCTCTTGAAACGTCGAGCGCGCGATTCCCGTTGAGCGTCAGAGCGCCGTCGAATCCGTTCGGCACAAAGCGAAGGGACATGGGCGCAGAAAGGAACTGCTGGAAATTCGACACGATCTGCCGCGTCTCGGGGACCAGCCCCTGCACGCTGATCAGCCGCGCGACCGAAGACAGCCGGCCGGCCGACATCTGCTGTGTACCGACGAACTGCGTCGCAGTCGTATCTTCAGTCACGGCGCCTTGCATAGGGGCATTGACGCCAGTCACCATTTCGGAGAACTGAGAGAAGTCCTGAATCTCTTGCCGGAACTGCTGGGTCAAGTCCGTTACCGGAACCTGCTTGATGATGTCGTCCAGGCGCGTTCCCTCGGCTTCGGGTAGAATCGGAATCAAAAGCCCGTCCTTGTCCGGATCCGTGAAATCCTGGGTATTCACCTTGTCCGATCGCACAATGAACATGTTTCCGGAGGTGCGAGCGATCGATTGCTGCCGACGGTTCTTCAAATAGTCGATATAGTCCTGGATCGGCTTGAGCATGATCAGCCAGCTCGGCGAAAATTGGTAGTACGCCGACGGCCGGCCCTCAGCAGCGGAGTATGGGAACTGATCGTGCTGGTTCGGGGACTCGTTGATCGCGAGGACGGTATCCTGATTGCCCACCAGCGCCTGAAAAATTACCTGCTCCCCGCCTTCGTACAGCTCGTTATCCGATGGGATCAGCCGAATGTATAGTTCGTGGCATTCGATGACGCCGGGATCGTTTTTGTCGGCCGTAGTCGTCGGATTCGAGTTTGTGCGGTTGCGTTCAAAAGCTGTCCGCGAAATCGTTGAACTGACACGCGCAGACGCCCCGCCGCCAGCGACAACCGTCCCCATACCGACGTTGCCGGCATCGGTCCGTTTCTTTTTCTTCAGGTGGGCGACTGCGCTCGGTAGCACGTATGCCGGGTCATCAGGCGGCAGATGCGATCGTTTCTCGAGTTCTACCCACGGAATAAGCGTACGGTGTCCGGCGAAGCGGCCTTGCTGAAAGCGCCAGAGAGGGATCGTCGGATCGCACACGAATTCGTACGGACTGACGAGGTGGATGTGGTTGTATGCGGCAACCGGGACGCGTTTTTTCGCGGGCCGTGTGTATTTCCGAGGGTTCCCGGCTTCGTCCAGATCGTCCGGATCTTCGATTTCAACAGTCTCGACAACCGTTTCGTAGATCGGCTGCCAGGAGTTGTATCGAATCCCGCGGTTGTACGTGAGGATGTCCTGGATCCACAAATAGCCGAGCAAGTACGACGGCTGCTGTTCGGCATTCCAGCGCAGAAGCTGGTTAACGTGTTCGGCGCTGGGTTCGTCTTCAGGGCCGCGGCCTTCCACTTTCCAAGGCTGGGTGTCTCCGAACAGCATCTGCGCAATGAACGTCGTCATTGTCGTTATCTGCGTCGCGGATAGGGGGAGAATAAAACGCTTCGGGTGCCCGCGTTCGAGCTGCTCGAGGTCCTTCTTCGAGAGCGGCGCGTAGCACATGAGGAGATCGTGTGCTTGGTCAAACTCCTCCATGTAGTAAGTGACGGACTGCTGACCTAAAGATAGGTAATTAGTGACGAGCTTCGAGACTTTCTTTCGGAAGTCCTCGTCCTTTTCGAGCCGCCTTGCCAGGAAGCGATCCACAAATTATCGGGGCGCGCCAGCTTGCTTGATCGGAGGCAGGTGCTTAACCACAACGCCGGGCGTGCCGTCTGGGTTCTTGAGCCGGATCAACAGCGTTCCGTCTTCCTGCGTATCGACCATGTACTCGGGCATCGGAGGCGCGAGAGGTCCCGGCATCATCGGGCCGGCGAGGGGAGAAGACATCGGAGCGGGAGCCGTGACTTGGCCGGTCGAAGACGGCGGCGGGGTTCCTGGTACGGCATTCGGCATCGACGGGCTTGCGAAAAGGTTAGGGAGCATGAGCTTAGATCTTTTGGAGTTTCTTGAAGTCGACCGGGAACGCGGAGGGCTTTTTGGCTTTGCGCCGGATATACGGCACGCCGGCAATTTCCTCGTCGCTCTCAGCCGGCGTTTCGTCGGCCGGGGTCTCCGCGGCAGCCTCGTCGGCTGGCTCGTTCGCTGTATCGTCGATCGGCGTGGCTTCACCAGGGACGCCTTCAGACGACACGTCGGACATATCGTCGATCTCGATCCGCTTGCTGGTTTCGCCAGAAGACGGCGCATCCATGCCGGTAACAGTGAAGTGAATCTTGGCGGTATAGGACTCGCCAGGCACGCAGTCGTGTAGGCCGAACTTCTCCAGGTCCTTCCCGTTCAGGTAAACAGAAGGCGGCGGTTGAGCGGGCTTCGCTTCGTCGGACGTGGGCGCGGGCATAGAATCGATCATAAAAAGAAAACCTCCAGAAGGGGGACAGTCCCCGCCTAATATACCACAGATTACCGCCAGCTTCTAGCCGGGTTGAGTGATGTTTTCGCGGCCAACTTGCCAACAGGCTTTTGAGCCTCTTCCATCACGACCTTGATTAGCCGGAGAAAATTCACCTTGCCGTACCGAGACGCGTCAGCGAGGTGATCAAAATTGCCGAAGCCCGGACCTTTGCCGGGTTCGCCAGACTTGAAGCCGGGCTCGCCCTCCACCGGATAGCGGTAACCCCCGGCCGAGGCGAGGTAAAGCCGTTCGCAGCACTTTCGGTCGACGCGATAAACCAGCCGGCCGAATCGGTCCCGTTTCTCCAGGAGCCTGTTGTAGGCAGTGAGCGTCAAAGGCAGGCTCCGGTACTTCGTCGAATACCGCGGATAAATGTTATTAGTGTTCAAGACAGCGATCGAGGTGCCCTTGTCCGTCTTCTGGGCGCCTGCGGGATCGCACGCGTCGAACACGCCCGCGCATACGGACCGGTCATTGAAAAACGGGAAGACCTCTTTCGTGATCTCCGTCACCGCGCGACACTGGCGCTCTACATCCGACATCTCGGCGTAGTGCTCCCACAAATCCCACCAGTATTCGTCCGGCCCTTCTGACCAGTACGCAGAAAAAATCACCGAGTGTGTTGTGCCGAAGTCCCAGCCTCGGACCAGATAAGCGCCGCGCGGCCAGGGCAAGTCATCGTATGCGTGTTCTTCAGAGAAGGCCCACAACACCGGCTCACCCTCGAACGCGTCGGCGTATTGGCCCTCAATCATCCGCTTGTACATCGCGGGCCGCTTCGCATAAACCTGCTTCGCCGCCTCTACGTACCCGTTCGGCAGATTGTGAGCGTTCTCGTCAATGTGCAGATGCCAGATTCGAACATCTGACCGCGTTTTGCTGTCGGCCTCGAACTTCGCGATCCAGTGCTTCGTTCCCGGAGGGTTTGTGTCCAGGATGCAGGAGTAATCGTCGATCTGCTTTCCGTACGCGTCTTTCCAGCGGAGGCACAGCTGCGCCATCTGAAAGTCATCTTCGCCCAGCTGGTCGGCCTCAACGAAGATCAACATCGAGCACTCGTAGCCGCGGAAACGGCTGTCGCGTTTCGAAGCATCAGGCACGCCGGCAAAGTGGATGTGTCCGCAGAACCGGTTCCCGATGGTCTCGAGCCACTGGAGGATCTGTGTTTTGTTGGGCTTCTTGGCGAGGAAGATGTTGAAGAGGCGGAGGGCTTCGGCGGAGGGAATGCGGTAGTACTTCCCGCCCTCGATCTTTTTGAAGAGTGAGAGCCCGGTGTCAGTATACCCGCACTTGTCGAAAACCTCGTCGAACGTCTCTTGCGTCGTGTTCTCGTTTGACTCTTGGGTTTTTCGGAGAACATAGACCTTCGCCCCTGGGACGTGCGTGCATTGTCCGATCGCCTCGACAGCAATCGCGGTCGTCTTTCCGGTGCCGCGGGCGCCGACCAGGACGCGGATACGCGCGCGGGAGGCGTGGAATTCCGAAATCGACTTGCTGGGCTTATAGAAGTCCGCGAGCGAGGAGGCGGGAGTCGCGGTTAGCCGGCGTCGTTCCTCAGCAGAGAGGATCTCCGACGGCAATGCCGTCAAGTCTGCATCGGATTCGGGCGGCATCGGACGAGAGGGGGGGCTCATAAACTCAGCGAAGGATATTTCGCCTTCAGGTACGCGTGCAGCGCTGTTCGATCAGCGGCAGAAGTCGTCCGGTCGTACATTATGAACTCGGCGATCCAGCCAGTGAGAGCCCACCCAAGGATCGGGGTTGTCGACCAGCCGACGGTGTTCGTGGGCGTGTTAAAAATCTGTGCCCCGTCGAGTCGGAGTGTGTAGTTGTTGGCCTCCGAAGCCACGTTATACAGGCGCCAGGCCGCGAGCGAGGGCGTCGGGTTCACCGTCGTTTTGCGCACGGTCGAGCCCCAACCTTCATAAATGACCCCGTCGCTAAATGGGTAATGGTCGAACTCCGCAGCAGCACCCATTTTCCAGACGTTGTTGCTGCTAAGCGGCGGGTCGCTTATGACTTTGACCACAACGAAAGCTTCAGCAGCCGTCAACGGGGTAAGGACATCCGGAATGTGAAACTGTTCGTTGTTCCCTGTGAACATGGGGAAGCTCAGCGCCGGCTTACCGTCAATCTGGTTTGTGTGGTACAGAGGGCACTCAAGTCCCGAAGATGTCGCGTGACGCCCGTTCCCCGAGGAGTCGGGCCATTGGCTGACCGGATCTCCGTGGCTGTAGCCGGTCAGCGCATCCGCTTTATACCAGATAAAGAGCCCTGTTCGGGCAGGCCCTGGCGGGCCGCCACCTACCGCGATATGCGGCATGTAGAAGGTCGTGCGGGCAGAATGGGGCCGCTTGCCAAACATAGTTTTTTACTCGGTTCAGTTCCGGTTTTGCGGCTGGCTCCGCAGCCAGTCGACATTCTCGGGTGTCATCCAGTTGTCCTTGACGGCCTCCCAGGCCTCGTCAGAGGCTCGGCCGTAAATGGCGTCGCGTAGTTCACGCACTCGTTTTTCTTGAGAGGTCATCGGTTCGCAAAAACGTATGCGACGCGCGGGTTGTCCCCAGGCGTCACTTCAACCTGAAACCCGAGGCCGCGCAGAAACTTCTCCATGCCCTCGGCCGTGTTCTCGTGGCCTTCGACCATTGCGGCGGAGTTCCAGGAAAAACCCGCGACATGCACCTCGACGGCCAGCTTGTCGACGCGGTCTAGGAGGTCAGGAGCGCTGTAGAGAATCGGATACTCGGAGCCCTCGCAGTCGGACTTCAGGAAATCGATCTTTTTGATCCCGAGCTGGTCGAGGCGTTGTAAGATCGAGCGGAGAGAATGCGCCGGCACGAAGTCGCCCGAGCCGTAGTTGAACGCCACCGAGCCGACGCTGGTAACCGCGTCCGGATCGCTCAGGTCGAACTGGTGCGCCATGCGAAGATCTTGAAGCGGCCGATCCGACCGCCATACGGCGCCCCATTGCACTTCAACGCGGGCATAGTCTCGGTGCCGCGTAACGTTCCGGCACAGCTGGGAGAAGTTCCGAGGGTCGGCCTCAAACGCGAACACGCGATCGAAGCCGCGATCCAGGGCCTCACAGGTAAAGCACCCGATATGCGCGCCGATGTCGACGACTACCTGACCGGGCTCGGCCTTGTCGGGGAGCCGGTAGCAGTTCTGATCAACGATCTCGACGTAGGGTGAGGTGTCCCACTTGACACGACAAAACCCTGGAGGAGGCTGCGAAGGCTTCACGGAAGGACAGCAGGAGCAGGGGCGGAAGGATCGAACAGGAAAGCCACACCCTCGCGACTCGCCCAGGCTATCAGGCGACGGGCCGGCACGATGAAGTTGACGGTCGCGGCGGCCCCGCGCACAAGCATGCCCACATAGACGCCGTCGTCAGTGAACACGCCCCCGCCCGAAGAGCCGGGCAGCGCGGTGCAGGTCGTCTGATCGAACTCAACCCCGAACATCACACGGCCGGTCCTGGAGAGAACGCCTGTGGTGAAGCTACCCGCCCCAAAAGGCCCCATCATCGAACCGACGTGAACGAGCGGCGCGCCGATCTTCGGAGCTCTGGGCGCCAGCCAGAAAGTCGGGGCGGGATGATTCAGGCTTTTGCGCAGCCGCAAGATCGCGATGTCGTCGACCTCGGCGGCAGAGAAACGGATCACATCCGCGTCAATGAGCGTCTTCCCGACGATCAGATCGCCGGCCGTAATCGTCACCATCACTTTGACTGCGGCGACGGTATTCGACTCGGGCGCGGACAAAGGCCACGGCAGCGGCAGCGGGTTCACGATAGACGCCGCGCGGTGCTCGCTGGGATCAGCGGGCTTTTCGGTTTCGACAACGTGGCCGGCCGTCAGGCAATACGTCACGGGCTCGCCGGCTTGGTTCGTGCAGGTGATTAGCGTGCCGCTTCCCGCGGAGGTGCTGGTCAGGACCGTTACAGACACGGCCTGGACGTGTTCGACGACGCGATCGCGCTCGGTCGCGGGAGGGCCTTGCCGTTCACACAGAATTTCTCCGGTGTGGCATGGGACGAGAAACGTTAACAGGGCGAGCCCGAGGGCGTATACGTATCGCATAAAAAGGTACCGGAGCTTTGATGCTGCATCGCAGCTGTCGGAGCGGCTCCGGGCGCTCGGACTCCTTAGGAAATCAGCGGGCCGTGGTGAACACGATTGCGTCGGCTTTCTTATCAGCCCTCCACTGGTCCGCGCGGTCCGGCCGCGGAGGGTGGGCGAGGTAAATCATGCTGCGGTTGTGTGGAATCTGTTCATCGCGGTCTTGACGCACATACGAGCCGTTCCGCTGAATCACGTAGTTCCGATCGGTCGCGCGGATCGTGAAGCCGGGCGGTAGGGCCGGGAAATTGACGGTGAGCTGTTTTCTCTGCCGGACTCCGAGCGCAGGATTATACGCGCGATTTTTAATAAGGGGCATGGTTTTGAGAATTGGTTTGGGGCGAGGCGTTTTACGAACGGCTCCTTCGCGCTGGTCAAAATCTCAGCGACCCCAAAAGACTTCTTTTAGTCGGCCAAGTTACCGAAGACGTTGCGGCGAGTGGTTGGTCGGCTCTCCTTCAGACTGGCGTCGATCTTGGCGGCGCGGCCCAGTAAGTCGACCGTCGTCCGGTCGCGGAGGATGTTGTCGTACTGGATCTCGTCGATCCGATCGATAGCACGCCGAACCTGCCATTGAAGGACATCAGCTAGGCGCCGATAGAGCCAAGCCACAAACCGCTTTACGTTACGTTTCACAGTGTGACATTAGAGCAGCCTCTGTGCCACCATGTCAGTCAATGTCTGACACGAAGTGCCAAGGCGAGTTGATCGTCAGCGACCAGCGCCAGACGTGTAGGTGCAGCGTCGGAAGCTTCCTCGGGCCGCGGAACCAGTCCAGGCTTACCGCGAGGCTGGGTATGTGTAGATCTCGATTGAATTGGATCATTTTTCTAGGTCGGTTTCGATGGTTGGCAGCAAGATGTCGAGCAGCCGGCCGCGTGAGATCTTCTTGCCCATCGCGAACACCAGCCGGTCGAGGGCTGCGCGGGTAGAGGGCAAGACCGTAACGGTCAAGAAGACACGGGGCGGACCCTTGGGCCGTCCTGGCCTGCGTTTCACTTCGTCGCCGTATTCCGGCTGCCAGGCGCGCGCTTCGGCGTGGTCTTGATCGGGCCTTTCAGGGCTTCGGCGTAGGCATAGCCGGTGTTCTTGACACGCTTCGCGTTTTCAACTTGGCGAGCTTCGGAACCCGCGCAGGGGTTCGTTTCACTGGAGTATGTAGGGGTTGCCATAAATTTTTCAGCAGATGGTCTCCGACCACGGGCGCCAGGGCGTCTCCGACCACGGGTGCGGGTGCCAGGGTGGAGGGGTGTACGGATTCGGGAACGTCGGCGTCCAGTAATGGCCGCTATTGCATGGGCAACGGCTGGTTGTCGGCGACAGGCCGCTCCCGCACACTGGACACGTCCAGCCCACTCTCGGATTGATCGTACTTTCCATCTTCAAAAAACTTTTCGTCTATGCGGTAAACTGCCGGAGCCTCCGGCAACTTGAAATCTTGTCTCGCACGCTGGCTGCGACGGGGCAGCTTCTTCGGCAGCGGGACAGGATGTCCCTTCTCGTCGAGCTTCGGCCCGTAGTTCAGCGCCCAGTGGTGCAGATGCCGGATATGTCGCCGCTCGGCTGTACGCTTCGCTTTCGCGTGGCACCACTCGTACAGCGCGTCGATCTGCTGCATCCGCTTGACCGACGGCCACTCCTCGCCGAGGAGCCAGCGCCTTACTTGCGACTTGTCGAGGTCGAGCTTCCGGAACGCCTGCGCGAAGCTGTTTTGCGCCGACCGGATGACCTGCAGCTTTCGCCTGAGCGTTTCATGAAACGTCGGAAGCCGGGGAGCAGGCCCGACAGACACAGCTCGGCCAGTACCGGAGCAATTCGGACAATCGCCTGCTCGGTGATCATCATTTCCGCTGATCCCGGCTCCGGGAACGGAAGCAGAAGGTGAATCAGTTCGTGACATATCGAGTCGACCAGGGACTCGATCGAGGTGTGATCGGTCGCGATCTTGATTTTCGCGCGGAGTAGGTCCGCCTCGTACTCATTCGAGGCCATGCTGTCCGCCTCCGCCCGAGGGTCAACGAGTTCGCAGCTGACATCCCAGTCACAAAGCCGCAGCTTGTGTTGCCAGAAGCGCACGATCGCTTCGACCTGCTTCAGGTCCAAACCACAAACCCGGCGAATCGTCATACCTCCTTAGGAACTGGGGAATATACCACAAAATCGGGGCTGCCGCGAGCAGTTTAGGACAGGAGAAAGATGTCGACGCGGCGGCCGGCGAGCGGACCCGATTTGATGAAGGCGTACCGAACGTGCTTCCCGTCGCGGTATGGGAAATCGCACAGATCAGACTTCCCGATCTGAACGTCCACAAACGCGATTGCCTTCAGTGGCCACGACGACGGCTTTTCTTTTGTGTGCGGATAGATCACGACGTCCAGATCCTTCTTCGACTCGCCGCGGTAGAGAACGCTGCCGGCGAGGGCGACGTGTAAGCCTGCGGCTGCTGCCTTCGTCTCCAGATCGGCGAGGAACAGCAGGGCTTCGGTTTGTGTCCAGTGGCGATTGTCGCTCATGACGGGTCGGGAATATCGAGTTGAAACGAGAAAGGCTGGACGGGCTTCCCGCGGTCGTAGCGGTCAACGAACTCCGCGACGATCTGCGGCGCCAGGACAGTAAACGAGCCGTGCGGCCAGCCGGGGCAGCAAAACGTGATGCTGACCGGTGGCAGATAGCTCTTGTCCTGCGGCTCAACGCTAACATGGTCAGCCTCGGGCACCGCGCGGAGACAGGCACGAGCGACCGCGCACCGGCACGAGCTGCACGCCTCGCCTTTGTCGAGGTCGTCCTGGGTGACGTTGACGTTTACTTGCATGAGATCACAGTTCGATTGAAACAGGGATTGTCCGGATTAGGGTTTCGGCGCTGCCGGGGATCTCCTTTGCCGCGGCCTCTTCAGTCGCATGCAGAGTGTCGCCGGCTTCGATCTGGCCGTCCTGGGTCTGGAAGATGTTGACGAACCGCACGACGTCCTCGACCGGCGTCAGCAGATCCATGTCGCTAGGCACGTCAGGAAGGTTTTGTGATGGTAGCATCACCCGCCCATCGAGAGTCCAGGTCTGGAGGCCCTCCTTGCCGCCGTAGTCGATCGCCCCGCCGATAGGGAACTCCGACTTGAGATCGAAGACCAGGAGCCGGACCGGCTTGCCGTCGCGCGTTACAGCCGCGAGGCTCGTTTTGGAGAACTCGAGATCGAAAGGTTTCGTTTTCACAGCGTCGCACTACAGCAGCGACCGTGCCACTTTGTCAGACGCTGTTTGACAGCCTAGTCCGGCAGGTTCTTAGAGAAACAAACAGACACGCCGCAGCCCAGAGGCACGAACTCGCCGCGCTTGGAACCTACCAGCTGAGTGTTGACGTAGTTACGCGCGGCGTACCCCAGGTGTACGGACGCCTCGGTCGCGCTCAGAAACGTATGCCCGAACTCGACAGGCTTCGCGGAGGGATGGTTTTCCCGCCAGGCGGCGTAAGTGGCTTCGTCGACCGCCTCCACCCAAACTTGCTCCGCGCGGCGCGTCGGGGGCGCTGCTGCGCCGCAGGCCGTCGCCAAGACTTCAAGGGTCTTGTAGATTTCAGGTGTCGGGGTAAACCACGGCTCCCAGGCAGAGCCGTTCCAGCGGGCGAGAGGTTTGCTCATTTTCGGGATGGAGTATACCACAGAGCGCCACGCCGTCAAACGACGTTGTACAGCGAAAAGAAGAGGAGAGGGAGAATTCCTCCCAAGCTCTCTAAGAATAAGAATATATATATCTCTTCTTCTTCTCTCTCTCTCTAGGAGATTTTATTTCCCTAACTCATGTTTAATTGCGTTTTCTGACCTCCGCTGACACGCTTCCTCGGGCTGCCGGCTGTAAACCAACCCCGCCCCTGGTCTGTAAGGTAAACCCGACCCCAGGCTGTAAGGTCCTGCGCGGAGCGCGCTGGCGGCCCCGCTACCACAAGAACTGTCAGCTCGTCGGCTTGGGCTTGTTCTCTGGAGGGAAACGCTTCAAGGCAGTGGCCGCGTTGGTGTGGCCCAATGCAGCAGCTTTTGCATACCATTCGCGAGCTTTGTTACTGTCTTTGTCCACGCCGGCCAGTAAGTCACCTGAATCGTAGCGAACGGCCAGCCGAAAGATGGCCTCGGCATCCTTCTTGGCCGCAAGGTCTTCATCCTCCTTCAACCGCGTTTTTGCCTCAGCGCAACGCGCATCCTGCTCCCTTCTGGCTTGGATGGCATTGGCAAGAGCAGCATCGAGTTCTTCCCTCGGCATCTCGCGAAAACAGTCCCATTTATTGCCCCCGGTGTATCGGGCGCGTAAAGTGAAGAACTCAACCTTGGTATCCGAGCCGTAGATTTTCCGGGCCTTGTCGAGTTCAGCCTCGGTGTTCGCCAGCGCGTGTTTCGCCAGTTCGCGCTGGTCTGCATTGCCGGAATTGATGGCGGCCACGTAACTTGCGCGTCGTAAGGCCAACTCCGTTTCGAGTTTCGCAACCGCCGATTGTTGCCCTGCTGCGGCGCGATTTGACATGAAGTAATTGCGTGTCTCCAGCGGCAGGTTTTCCACCACGATGTACCGCTCGCCGCCGTCGGGAAGCCTAACGCGGAACGACCTTGACCCGACTGCCTCAAGAACTTTGAGGTCTTTCCACTCTCCAAGCTTGACGACGCCTTCGCCAACAGTCGGGAGGGCTTCTCCGCCAATAGCCGGGAGGGCTACGAGAGCGACGGCAAACGAGCCTAGAATGAAACCTTTTTTCATGGCTTGCCTTCGAGTTCGGGGGTAATGCGGAGGCGAGCTTACGCTTGCGGACTATCCCAGACAAGCACCAAACCAACTCCGCACTTGCCTTGATGAGCGGTCTTGATACCGGAGGCCCAAAAAAGCGGGCATGGTTGCCTGGGCGCCCGGACTTTTTACCTGCTTGAATTTCAAAAATCCGGCCCCCGCCTCCCCGCCGGGGATTCCTTACCCCCGGGGTCTCGGGGGGAATCGGTTTATTATCAACCACTTGCACGCGCTACGCGGAGGTCCTGCGGCCTGCATCGTTACCGTTAACGATTGCGCTAGTTCCCTGCCCTAGTTCAGGCCCTTCCGTGCGGGGATATTGCCTTGCGCAGCAACCACTTATCCCCTGCCGACCACTGCCCTAGTTAGATAATGCTCTGCGTCGAGGTTTGCGTAACCCGTTGACGCCCAGGAAGGACGGCCCGAGGCGCCCCAGGCGCGCCCCGTCATGGGCGGGGAATCCAGGCCAAACGTGCTCCGCGGGGTCCCAGCCTCCTGCAACCCAATCACGACAATGTTAACCAATTAACTTATGATTAGCCCCCTACCCTGCCCTCTCCTCCAGGCACTACAAGAGCAACCACAGGGGCGACGCGCTCCGCGGAGGGCCTGCTACGGCGTCACCCCACTGTCATACAACGTCTTCGACGTGGCATACAGCCTGCTATTGCGTTTTACTGTGACTGACAACATCAAACAACATCCTTTCAACATCGACGAAGCCCGCTCCCACCCCGAACGCATCCAGACCCGCGACGGCCGGCCTGTCCGCGTCCTGGCTTGGGACCTCAAAGGCAAGTACCCGATCGCGGCAGCTGTCCCGCACAACGACGATCCGCCCGGCCGGTTCTTCGAGGGCGTACACACTTACCTTCCAAACGGCCGGAGGTTTGACAAGGGCGGCGATGACAGCCTCGACCTCGTGCTCCGCGTGGAGATTGTGACGCTGTGGATCAACATTTTTCCCTCCGCGACGAGCACCGGCTACGGAAGCGGCGCGATTCACACCTCTAAAGAAGAGGCCCTAAGGCACGCCGCAGGAGGCTCTCGAGTCGCCACAGTCCCGATCACTTTCCCCGCGCAATGACTTCCCCAGACAACTTGCTTCCTGACGGTCCGTTCTTCGTCCACACCGACACGTTCGGCGACAAGTGCCGCGCCCTGGCTGAGAAGGGAATCCTGCGCATCCTATCTGACGGCGCCTGGGTGCAGCCTAACTATGCCGGCCGCATACAGCTTCCAAAGGAACTCATGGAGGAGGTCTGGGGCATGGTGGATAAGAAGGCGCTGAAGAAGAAGCTGGTCGGCCGCATCGAGCAGGAGCTGGCTGACAGGATTGTAAACGCAATCGCCGCGGAGCTGGCAACCGACATCAAGCAGATCCTCTCTGTACCCGAACGCCGCGAGGCTATTCGCTCCCTGGCTCGAGAGCACATGACGTCCATCATGGAGGGCAAGAAGTGAGCAACGACATCAAACGACAGATCGAAGAATGCGCCTCGTTCTGGGCCAGCATATCCGCCGCCCACGTCGCGGACCTGAACGTCACTCAAGTACAAGCTAACACGCGCTCCGCGGCTGTAGAGGCCGCCAAGAGCGCGCTGATGTGGGCTGCTGATCAATGCGACGGCCGGGCTGCCGCCGTCGACGCGCGGGTGAAAATCCTGAAAGCCGCTGCCTCCCTGTGAACAACATAAACGCTTTCGTCGCCGCGGCCTGCCTAGTGATCAGCTTCGCGTGCCTGCTGGTCACAGCCGCGCAAGGCAACGGCATCTTCACCGCGCTGTTTGGAATGACGCTTATGCAAGCCGCGCGGGACCTCTGCAACGAGTTAACTGAACCATGAGCGCGATCACTCTCAAGCGAAAGCTTCGGCATTTACTCTGCCAGCTCCGGCACCGGGCCTCGGAGTATGGCGACACCAGCGCGCAAAGGGATGTCTTCGGACACACCCGTCTGGAAGCGAACCGCTATGAGGGCATCAGCACGGCGTCGCGTTGGTCGGCTGAGGACCTGGAGAAGATTTTGAAAGAGCGCGCTCCGCGGAAGAAACAGAAGAAGCAATGAATCCATTCCTCGACGCAATCCACCGCATCTTGATCGGCGTGCTGCTTGGCGTTATCGCGCTCGCCTTCGTACTGTGCGGCAACTACCTGGGCGCGGCCGTTGTACTGGTCGGCGGCGCCTGGATGATGGGGCTGTTTGAATGAGCCAAGAATTCAGCGACTTTATGTTTATGCTCCTGATGATAGTGATCGGAGCTACAGCCGTCCTCGGCATCTTTTTACTGACGACTGAATGAAACCCGGCGATCTCTTCGGCCCCAAGTACGGCCCGACCACGACGACAAAGACGGGGCCTGGCAAAGGCTCGACTCCGCGCAGCAACGCCTCAGGCAAGTTCCGCGACAACTACGACTCGATTGACTGGGGGAAGCCGAAGAAGTCGAAGGCGCGCGATGTCGCAGTGCAGATCTACGAGCTGGCGAAGACGGGAGAGCTGCGCACGGTCGGTCCGCTCAAGTATCGCTGACTCAACCTTCCGGCTGTTGTTTCATAACCTCCTCAAGGCGGCGTCGCCGAACCTCCGGAGGCCCGTATTTCCAGCATTCTGACCGCGCAGCGTTTACCCATGAAAAGAGTTCGCTCAGAGAAAGCTG